CTCGTAAATCTGAAACATCAGCGGAACACTTCATGGTAGCATCTATATAGATCGCTTCCATGAGGTCAAGGAAATCACTTACGTTGCTTTTCAAGTCAGCCTCCTTATATAAGGTGGAGTGACTTCAAGCCACATAGGTTGCATCCCAATACGCAAAATCCATATTGGCAAACTGTTCCGACTTGGTATTACCTTCGGTCAGCAATTTGATCAAAGTCATCAGGATTGGCTAGATGAAGTTCATCTTGACCAATCTTGATTATAGGCGGAGGGTTGGCTATCTGGGTGTTTATCCTAGAAGCCGATTCTTGTAGCAACTTATGTTGCTCAAGAGCATTCTCCGAATCGATCTCCTTTAATAGTGAGATCACGGTACTAGAAATAACAGTACCGAGTGAAAGGTATTTTAGAAACGATTTAAGTTTCATAATTACCTCCTATGACTCTTGACCGTAAAGCTTACCGATGCAAGTCGAGTCTAACCAGGTTTTAAAACCGGTTATTAGCTGGTCCGTCTGGGTCGATGAAAACCCAACTAAGGGTCTATCGATCACGACGTAAAAGCTCAAAGTCTCGTAGTCGTTGACAGCAGTCAACGGATCCGGGACGATTGCCTTTTGATCAATACGTGCCATTGACCTTACACGGTCACCTGACACCGCTTGATGCGAGATAGTGAGCGTAAACGTTCCATCAGATTTCTGATAGACCGCCTTCCGCCCATCTATTTGAACTCGCGGCATTGATTGAGCTACAGCATTGACTGTAACAGATTGTGGATCTGCAAACATGTGGTTGACCTCCAAAGACTTTAACTGGACGTTAACCATGTGGAAGCACCATAGCATTCCAAGCTATGAGGCCGTACTTAGGCCACATGGAGATATGACTACTGGTCTGGATAACCTAGAAAAATCTAGTGAGACCCAGAGCTCCAGCAATCGCCAATTGTCTAGCCGATAAATTCGACATAGACAGACCAAAACCGTAAGGACTAGAACCCTCCTCTCTCTGGATGGTCTTATTTCTAAGAGTCCATGAGAGAGAAACAGTCTGATTCACAAAGGGAATAGACACAACTATTCGTCGTGTTCTCTCTTTGCGTTCAGTAATGTAAAGGTACTTGCAGGCGACGCTGTCAACCAACATGTCATTGACACGGGATACATATTTTCCCGCGTCAGAGACCCAGTCGGCTGCCCACGTCCACGGAGTAGCTTTGTAAACATTCGAAGGGGTTATGCGAATGCCATAAATCGTCAATTGACGCTGAATAGCATTCAAACGGGCCATATAGCCCGTATCATTTGCCCTATCGAATTCTGGACGATAATATCGGAACTGACCTACAGATGTTACACTATGCGTGTAATCATCATAAATATTGTAGGTAGGAGTTCCGACTATCCACGGGTCAAAGATATAAGTGAATTTCGTGTTTGGAAACAGAAATCCAGGCATTATATTCGCTTGACCAAATAATGTGGATGTTTTCTCCAGAACAAGAGTAGCACGGTTCCGAATCCACTGACCATTTTCATCTTGCAAACGCTTGATGATGGTGTCAGAGTTGGACATTGTTTGACACATGTCATCCAAGTCCTTTAGAAACGGCCGCCACCCAAATTGGTGGTTGAGAAAGTGATCCGCGGCACCTTTAGGTGTCATGGTTTTTGTTTTAAAGTTACCACCAAGACTTTTCCATGTATCATGGAAAAATCGAGAGGTAGTTTTCAACATCCTTGGAACGTCTCGCAATTCAGCGAGAGCGACACCAAGGCCAGCTTTCTCAAGTTTAGGCGCAGTACTAGACCACGCCTTGTTACTCCATGTCAAGAGATTACTTGCAAAGGAAGGATTGGAATAGACTAAAAGCGGACTGAAGTTGTCAGCACTAAAGCTTTCAACGCCAGAACCGAAGTCAGCCAACCTAGGCATGCCGAAACCACCAACATAACGTTGGCGGCGATCCGGATAATAATACACGCCTTTCCCCGCAGGTATC